CACAACAGTTGCAACATACCCAACAGCAACTGAATTGCTTGGAATTATTTCACGCGGTTCAGCAAGCGTTTATGGCGCAACTGCTGGATTACCAAATCCATTTGCACGCAATTTAATTGCGTCAACAGGTCAGTGGGCAAACCTCATGACATTGAACGACGCAGGTCGTCCAATTTATTCACAGGTTTCAAATCCTATGAATCAGCCTGGTGTTGCAGTGCCAACAAGTTTGACAGGAAACGTTGCGGGCTTGAACCTATACGTTGACCCAACCAACGGCGGCGACGGCGACGGAACATTGCTTGTCGTTAACCCTGACGCATACACATGGTATGAAGGTACTCAATACCAATTGCGCGCTGAATCAACTGCTGACGGTTCAATCACCGTTGGTATTTATTCATTTGGTGCATTGGCAACAAAGATCGCCGCGGGTGCGTTCAAGAACAACAAGGCTTAATCGCCACAAACTAATCATGCGGCGGGTTCTCCCGATCTCGCCGCAGCAGATCGAAAGGAACGGACATGCCAGTCATTGTCACAGCAAGTCAATTGCGTACGGTGCTTGGCGTGTCCGTTTCCCTTTATTCTGACGCCTACTTAGACGAGATTATCAACACGGCTGAAGCGGTCATTCTGCCAATGCTGGTTGCAAATACTTCAGCAATTCAGTCATACAAACTTGAATCAAACGTCGCGTATTTCTACACCCAACGCGATCACCATTTTGTTGCAGGTCAATCAGTCATTGTGACTGGTTTGCCAGCACCGTTCACAGCAACTCACACAGTTGTTACCGCAACACCTTATTCATTCACCGCTGCATTGACTTCATCAAATGTCACATTGCGCGAGATTATTCCAACAGGTACAGCGACACTTGCAGGCTATTCTGCCGCTGATCTATACGCAACCAGCGCGCCAATTGAATCAGCCGTTCTTGCAGTTAGTGTTGAAGTCTTTCAATCACGCGTTGCAGCGGGTGGACAGATTGAAGGCGTAGATTTTGCAAGCACGCCGTACCGAATGGGACGAAGCCTGACAAATCGCGTGTCAACCTTGCTTATGCCATTTTTAGACGTTGAAACGGTTGTTCAATAATGCCAGCCAATTCAATTGCTGAAACCCGTGCAGCGTTAGCAAATGCCTTTAGTGGTTTATCTGCTACCTGCTACGCGTCCGTTCCCGAATCGCCAATTCCGCCTGCAATAGTGATCGTCCCAGACTCACCGTTCATGGAAGTTGTGCTGATTGGAAAAGCCAAAACACAGGTCAAATTAAATTTTGCTATCACGGCAATTGTTGCTTCAAATAGCAACGCAGGTTCACTTGACAACCTGGAAAAACTCATAATCGGAATTCTTGCGGCAATGCCCGCAGGATACGTTGTTGGCGTTGTTGAAAAGCCAACGGTGTTGGAAGTAGGACAAAGTCCAATGCTGGTTGCTGACATAAACGTTTCGACGTACTACACACAGACAACATAAGGGGAATCATGCCAACGACAATCATCACAGGTCGCGATCTCGTCTTGACGATTGCGTCCACAAATTATGACGCACAGGCGACCAGTGCGACACTAACCAATTCACCAACGATTGAGACTTATCAAACACTTGACGGCAAGGCATACAAGCGCATTGACGATCAGTGGACATTTGACGTTGAAATGCTTGCAGATTGGGGTGCAACATCATCATTGTGTGAAGCACTATGGGCAGCAGCCGAATCAGCACCAAACACAGCATTAGCAGTATCATTGACCGCAGTGACGGGTGCAGTTTTTGCCTTCAACGTTATGCCGATCTATCCAAGCGTGGGTGGTTCAGCACCTGACGCTCAAACAATTTCAATGTCATTCGTTGTAGTCAACGCAGTGACTGAAACATTTAGTTAAAAACTACTAATCGGGAGACAAAATGAAACTACCAATAACAATTGAATACAACAACGGCGACCAAATCACCTACACGGCAGCACCGCCTGAATGGGTGAAATGGGAGAAAAGCACTGGTCACACGATCAGTCAGGCACAGGAAAAGATAGGAATTTCCGATCTTGTGTTTCTTGCTTATCACGCCATGAAAAGAGAAGCGGCTGGCAAGCCAGTCAAGCCAATCGAAGCATGGACCGAGACAATTGCTGAAGTTATTGTCGGTGAAGCAAACCCAAAAGTTACGCAGTCGGAAGCCTTAGCCGAATAGTTTGGGAGATAGCCCTGGCAACGGGGCTATCACCAAACGAATTTGAAAGTGCCGAAGACATTTTGACGGTCATTGAAATTTTGGAAAGGCGGGCAAATGGCTAAAGACGCGATCAGTTATGACAAGAATGAATTGCGTGCCATTGTCCGTTCTTTCAAAGCAATGGACGATCAAGCGTTGGCGCAAGCAAAAGAAGCAACAAGCGAATTGGCAACTTACGTTCAAAGCAAGATTAAAGCAACCGCGGCGACGCGTACGCGCAACCTTGTTGATAATCGTGTTGCTGACGGTTCAAAGGTTTCCAAATCTTCAAAGGTTGGCGAAATCTCATTTGGTTATGCAGGGCAGAAATTAAGCGGTGGTGCAACAACGCAACAAATTTGGGGTGGCGTTGAATTTGGGTCAAATAAATACAAGCAATTTCCAGTGTGGTCAGGTCGTGAAGGTCGCGGGTCACGCGGCTGGTTTATTTATCCAACACTTCGAAGCCTGCAACCTGAAATCATCAAAAAATGGGAAGAATCGTTTTCAAAAATAGTTAAGGAATACAACTAATGGCTGGCAGTCGTACCCTTAAACTTTCAATTCTTGGCGACGTTGACAATCTTAACAAATCGCTAAAATCTGCAACGCAAGACGTTGATACGTTTGGCGACAAAATCAGCAAGACTGGCAAAATGATTGGCGCAGCCTTTGTTGCCGCTGCCGCTGCTGCTGGTGCTTATGCCGTCAAAATAGGCATTGAGGGCGTCAAAGCCGCCATTGAAGACGAAAAGGCACAGACACAGTTAGCCTTAGCCTTAGAAAACGCCACAGGGGCAACAAAGGGGCAAATTGCTGCCACTGAACAATCTATTCTTCAAATGTCACTGGCAACGGGTGTGGCAGATGATCAACTTCGACCAGCACTAGGACGCCTGGTTCGATCAACAGGCGACATAACAAAAGCACAAGATTTGCTGGCAATTGCACTGGACGTCAGCACGGCAACGGGCAAACCACTGGAAACAGTTGCAGCCGCGCTTTCAAAAGGTTTTGACGGTAACACGGCAGCCCTGGGCAAATTAGGAATTGGTCTTTCTTCAGCAGAACTTAAAACAATGAAGTTCACCGACGTTCAAGACAAATTGACAGAATTGTTTGGCGGGGCTGCTGCCCGAAACGCTGAAACTTATTCGGGGCGAATTGCACGCATGCAAGTTGCATTTGACGAAGCAAAAGAAACTTTAGGTTTTGCCTTATTGCCTATCCTTCAAAAATTTATTGACTTTATTAACCGTTATGCACTGCCAATTATTACTTCATTTTCAGACGCGTTTAGTGGTAAGGAAAACGGTTTGGGCGGCGTGATCAGTCAAGTTGGTCAGACAATTTCAAACGTTTTCACGCCAATCGTCAACGGATTGGTCAAGGCGTTTGGTTACGTCAAAAATGCAATTGGTGATAATCTTGACACGTTCAAAGAATTTGGCGGTTACATTGCAACTTATCTTGCACCAGTAATCGGCACCGTACTTGGCGGGGCATTGCAGGTTGCAGGCAAAATTGCAGGTGGTGTTATTGACGTCATTGCTGGTGTTATTAAAGTTTTGAACGGTTTAATTGCCGGTGCAATTGCTGGAATTAACGGTTTGATTTCTGCTTACAATTTTGCAAATAACATTTTTGGCGGAAAAGACATTGCCAAAATAAGTGCGCCAACAGTTAGCGTTCCAAAAACACCAACGGTTTCAACTGCTGTCCCAACAATCCCAACCATTTCAGTGCCTTCGGGTGGTGGTTCGGCGACCACGTCAAGCGGTGGCGGTGTTTCAACTGCCGCAAAGGTTGCCGCTAATGCTGCCGCTGCGACTAACGTTGTTGCTGGTTCATTTAACGCTGGTTCATTCCGTGCAGCGGAAGCCGCTTCAATGGGCACAACAATCAACTTGACCGTGACTGGTGCATTTGACAAGGAAGGCACTGCCCGCACAATTGTGGAAACTTTAAATAATTCCTATTATCGCGGCACAGGCGGCGCAACTGCCCTACAAATAGCATGACGCAATGGAATCCCGTTTGGCTGGTTGAAATTGACGGTGTTGAATACACCGACGCCATTTTGGCAAATCTTGTCATTCGTAGCGGTCGAACAAACATTTATGAGCAAGCGCAAGCGGGATACGTCAACATTCAGTTAATTGACCTAAATCAAACAACAATTCCAGTTTCGATCAACTCAACGATTTCAATTCAAGTCAAAAACACTTCAAACACGTTTGTTCCGATTTTTGGTGGCAATGTCGTTGACATTAGTTTGGAAGTTCGTGACGTAGGTTCAACCACATTCACACAGACTTATTCGATCACGGCATTGGGCGCATTGGCACGTTTGCCAAAAGCATTGACCAACGGCGTGCTTTCAAAGGATTTTGACGGAAATCAAATTTATACGATTCTTTCAGATTTATTGCTTAACACGTGGGCTGAAGTTCCAGGCGCGTTGACCTGGGCAACTTATGACCCAACCGCAACCTGGGCAACGGCTGAAAACATTGGGCTTGGCGAAATTGACCAACCAGGCGACTATGAATTGGCGGCACGATCTTCAGACCGCACAGACGTTTATTCATTAGTTTCAGCATTGGCAACGTCAGGGCTTGGATACATTTACGAAGACGCGCAAGGTCGCATTTCATACGCTGACGCCACGCACCGCAGCCTTTACCTTTCAGACAATGGTTATGTGGAACTCACGGCAAATCAAGCCCGCGCGGCAGGTTTGCGCACTGAAACCCGTGCAGGAGACGTTCGCAATAACTTAACTATTAAATACGGGGCAACAAGTAGCAGCGAAAGAAGCGCAAGTGATGCGACTTCAATCCTAAATTACGGCACACTTTCGCAAATCATCACAACCACGTTGCACAATGCAGCCGACGCAACCGCCCAAGCAAATTTTTACCTGGCACTTCGTAAAGACCCGCAACCAATTTTTAGTGAAATTACCTATGACCTGACCAACCCTGAAGTGGACAATTCTGATCGCGATAATTTGATTGGCGTTTTCATGGGCATGCCCGTGGCGATCAGTGACCTACCTGCGAACATGGGTTCGATCTTTCAGGGCTTCGTCGAAGGCTGGTCATTCAAAGCGGGATACAACACCCTTTCGGTTTCGCTGCTGGTTTCACCAGTGGCGTATTCATTGCAGGCATTGCAGTGGAACGAAATTTCCAACACATTTACTTGGTCGGGCGTGTCGCCAACACTTGACTGGGCAAATGCGACAATAGTCACTTAACAAGGAGAAGAACCTATGACGAACCCGACAACGCCGTTCAGTTGGCAAATGCCGACTTCGACCGATTTGGTCACGGATTTACCAGCAGACTTCGCAGTTTTTGGACAAGCAGTTGCAACTTCAATGGCTGATTTGCTTGGCGGCACAACTGGTCAGGTCTTATCAAAAGCGTCAAATACTGACATGGATTTCACATGGGTTGCGCAAGACGATTCAAACGCAATTCAAAACGCAATTGTTGACGCTAAGGGCGATTTAATTGCAGCAAGTGCAAACGATACTCCAGCCCGCCTAGCAGTAGGCAACAACGGCGAGACACTCGTAGCAGATTCTTCCACTTCAACAGGATTACGCTATCAAGGCACAATGGCTGCTGGTAAAAACGCAATTATTAACGGCGGTATGGACATTTGGCAACGAGGAACATCAGGCACTTTTTCCAGTTCAGTAGTTTATCCTGCTGCCGATAGATGGTTTGCTGCTTGCATAGGTTCTGCTCCAACTTGCACAATGTCACAACAAACTGCCGATACGGTTGGACTGAGATACGGTCTGCGTTTTGGTCGCAATAGTGGTCAAACAAATACTGGTGGAGTTTATGTAGGAAGCGTTGTTGAAACTGCTTCGGCTATTCCTTTTGCAGGAAAGACAGTTACTTTATCTTTTTATGCAAAAAGAGGCGCAGATGCATCAGCATCTTTAGGTGTTCAACTTTATACAGGAACAGGCACAGACCAATCAGCAGCAGTTTTATTTAGTGCTGGCTGGACAGGTGGTGCAAACACAATTTCAACATCTCAATCTTTAACTACAACTATGACTCGGTATTCTTTTACTGCGACTTTGCCTAGTACCACATCAGAAATATCAGTCACTTTGAGTTATGCTCCAAGTGGAACTGCTGGCGCTAATGAGTGGTATCAAATTGAAGGCGTACAGGTTGAGGTCGGTTCAGTAGCCACAAACTTTACCCGCGCTGGCGGAACAATCCAAGGAGAATTAGCCGCTTGCCAGAGGTATTATGTTCGATTCAATACCATTAATGCGTATAATATTTTTGGAACTGGCATCAACACTTCAACAACGGCAAGCAATACCCAAATTCCTTTGCCTGTGCAAATGCGAACAGCGCCAAGTGCAATAGAATACTCCACATTGGGAGTTGCAGAAGGTGGCGGTTCAATCGTTGCGGTTACAAGCGCCACTTTTGCTTATGGTTCGGTCAATGAAGTATCTTTAACTACAAATGTGGCTTCAGGTTTAACGCAATACCGACCTGTACATTTATTTAGCAACAACAGTACATCTTCATATCTTGGATTTAGTGCGGAGTTATAATGAAAACAGAAATCGTAGAAGTTACAAACATTGATGGTTCAATTACAGAACACATTATAATTGACCGAGGTAATGATGAATTTACCTCAATGCCCAAAGCAGAATACGACCGCCGAGAAGCGGAACAATCCACACCAAT